AGCGAGAGAGAAGAAAGTCTTTCCAGTAGAAGACTCTCCAGCAATAGCAGTAATCTTATTCCCAGATACACCACCAAATACACTACCTGAAACCAGTGCATTAAAAATGTACGAACCTGTGTCCACATAAGTTTCTGTTTCGTCAATGTCGGATGCTAACTTAGTAAAGTCATCACCAATCTCTTTTACAATATCTTTCAAAAAATCCATAACCTTTAAATCCTATTAAAAATTTCTTCAGTTGTTTCGTTAGTCCTTATTTCAATATTTATAGAGTATCTATATCTATCAGAAATAACACTAACTGGTGGGTTTGGTTTATGTGTTAAATTACCTGGAAAAATAAGTAATTCTCCTTCACTCACATTATACACCATTTCCTCATCATTTTTTGATAAAAATGAGATGCTATCACCTTCTTGAGTTTGATAGTAATAAACTGCATTTATATTAGAAGTTTTTGTATGATCATGATAGAGAGAATTAAAGTCATCATTACAACTTCTATAACACCAACACAAACTACTATTGTATTCTGATATAGAAAAATTACCAAAGATTCTGAAACTTTCTGTTAAAAACTTATCATAAAGTTTATTGAAAAAAGAATTATTATATTCTCTAATCGAAAAATTATATCCTAATGAAGGATTTGAATATTTAAGATAGTTATATTCTATGTCTTTGTTTATTTGTGCCCTTTCAAGGTCGCTAATGATATAAAAATTTTTTATTGAAATAATTTTATTGAATTGTAAAAAATTCATTCAATACCACCTTAAAGTTTTTAAATATTCTAACACATTTTCACGAACATCCAACAATTCATTATAGCACTTTTGATTGTGAGCACATTGCCTGAGTTCAGCATCTGGTTTCAATACACTCTCAACAAATAAGTCAAGGCCTCGATTCCATTTAACTTGTTTTGACTCATTGTCAGGTACGGGATTTTGATCTTTCATGAGAAGAATAGTTCCAGGTTTACAGTTTTCTCAACATTCCATCCAATCGAATCAAGAATGGATTTCAGTGGTTCTACAAAACTTTTTTCGAATTGTAGTTCATGATCTATGTATCTATCTAGTCCAAGTTCTCTTGGAAAATCTTGAATGAATGAGATAATATTTTCGTGAATTGTATTTGGTTTTTTTAAATAACAAAATTTAATCTTTTCACCATTTTGAATTAAAGAATACTTATTAGTAAGTTTTTTCTCCTTTACATAGTGGTTAAAAAGAAGTGCTCCACGAACGTGAATAGGTGTTCCTTTTAAGTAAATGTCCGTAGAAGACTGATACTTGCGAACATTGGATGCGGTTCGTGGAAATGCAATCTGCTCTGGAGGAAGTTTTTTGAAATCATCACGACACTTATCAATGAATTTAATTACATCATCTTCAGTGCCGCTCATCATCAACTTAAGAGCATCTTTAATCATCTTCCGACATGGAGCAGGAGTCGATGATTTGACTGCTTCAATCCCCATTATTTTCAGTTTTGGTTCTTCGTAACGAACACCTTCACTATCCCAAACGTTGAGAATGTAACGCTTCTTTGCAGTCCAGATGCCACGGTCAGCGATGTTCTCTCGCTTCATTTGCATCTTCTGATCATACGCATTAACGTAATTTGCCAACTTCTGATAATTCTTTTCAATGTATGCTTCAATTTGATCTTCACAAGCTTTATTGAGAAAATCAACGATTTTTCCTTTATCACGTACTCCGTCAGGAAATATACAGTCAACCAGAGGACCAAGATGTAGATAGATTGAATCAGTATCAGAAGCGATAACATAATCAATACCATCAGTTTTGAGTATTTTATTTAGATACTCATTCATTCGATCTTCAATCCAGCGAATAGAAACTTGTCCAGAAAGTGTAATCGCTTCTGCGTTTGCAAGTTTAAAGTATCGGAAATACTGATTACCGATAGCACCGTAAGCAGAATTGAGAGAGATCTTTTTTGCCATCTGAATGTTGTTGCATCGTGCAATTTCTTTTTGCAATTCAACAGATGGAGTCTTCTCGTTCTTCTTCTTTGCTTCAATCATCTTCTTTTTGAAGATTACACGATCTCCATACATTTTCTCCATGAGTTCTGGAAGGAATCCACGGATATCTTTGCGATACATTGCACCATTAGCACATACCGCATAGTCTTTGTAGAGTTCAAAGTTGATCTCCTCATTCAAGATTCTTTCAACAGATGCTGTAGGATGCCTTTCATCCAGAAGAGTTTCAGGTGAAATGTTATACTGCATAATAAGGTGAGGATATAGTGAGTTAAGGTCAAAACTCACCACCCAGTCATACTTACCAGGAATCGGTTCCTTTACATATGCACCAGCATACTTAGAATCTTTATCCGAACGTTCTTTAGGAGGAATGACAATGTTCTTTTTCTTCAGATAGTTGTAGATGATTGTATCCCACATACGAACTTGATAGAAAACATCACCGAAGTTAACCTTGGCATCAAATGCCATAGTCACGGCAAGTTCAATCAGTTTCATCTTGTCTTCCAGTTGGTCAACAAGTTCCACGTCAATGATGTTGTATTCTACAAACTTCTGCCAACCATTACGATAGAAATCCTTGAAGGTATCAAACTCAGAGTGATCCAGTTTCTTCTTGCCAAGTTCTACCTCAGCAATGTGATCCAGACGATATGACTCTTGTGCTTTATATGTAAACTTCTTGTAAAGATTCAAATAGTCGAGTTGAGTGATTCCACCGACATCGTAAGAGATTTGTTCTCTACCATTTACTACAACCTTATTTTCAGTCACAAGTCCCCAAGGAGACATTCTCTTCATCAGTTTCTCACCCAGAACTCGATCAAGGCGACGAACAAGATATGGAATATCATAGAACTCAACGTTCCAACCACTCACAACTTCAGGAGTGTTCTCCTCAACCATCCACCAGTTGATGAAGTCCCTCAGAAGATCATACTCTGTAGAAAAAGATTTGTAGATAACGTTGGTTTGTTTATTATTATATTCCCCAAGTCCCCAAGTGCGGATCTGTTTTGTTGCGTAATCCTGAATAGTAATCAGAAGAACTTCTTCTGCAGCAGATTCTACATCTGGAAATCCATTCTCGGATGCAACCTCAATGTCAAGAGTTGCCAGTTTGATCTTATCAATATCAAAGACAATCTGTTCCTCTTTATATTTGTCAGAAATATACTGAGAAATATATCTATCATTACCATAAATTTTAAACCCATGTACATCATCATACTTCTTATAGAATTCACGACATTCTCGTACAGAACCAGGTTGAATCGGTTCTACTGATTCACCCTCAAGAGTTTTGTATTTTGTTTCTTTTTTTGAAGGAACAAAGAGGGTGGGAAAATACTCCTCCTTGAACATGACGTGTTTACCATTTTCATAACCACGGACGAGAAAGTTGTTCCCGACCATTTGCACATTGGTATAAAATCTCATTTAATCAGGTTTTCGTACTTTTCAAGAAGAGTTGGTTTTGGATTTGTGATTGTCAAAATCTTATCCGAATTCATCATGAATATATTTTCATTTGTGTATACATGCAGAAATGGTTCGAGAGTTTGATCGCTATTGACAACGAATGGATTAATCAGTTTACAATCTGGTTCTCCAATATCTGCCCCAACTTCCTCAATCTGTGAGACCAAGATCAGGTTGTTCGTCAATGCTAGTAATTTGATGTTCATACTTACCAATGTTTGTTAGATACAATTGTTTAATTTCGTCTTTTGGTTCCAGAATTGTTACAACAGAGTCTACAGAGATTGGAACAATATTCTCCTTAGAGTATCTTGGCCATCGTTCCATGTAAACAGATACGCTCTTTTCACCATGATCACCACCATCAACCACAACATCAGTTGCATAGTTGATTACAGCACAAGGATCCTCAAGAATATAAGATACTGTTTTATCTCCAATCAAACCCTCTTTAACATCTGCAACGATATTTTCTCCGGTTTTTAAAATTGCAAGTTTAACTGTCATAATAGTAGATTTCCTTCATCTATTCTACCAATAAAAAGGGGAGGTGTCAACTGGATTGTGCCAGTTACCTCCCCGGATGCGCCGACGATATTCAATACTATTTAGAGATAGTCCTTACGGGCATGATGCTCTGGAACTATTTTCCCAAGTACGATCCGTAGAAGTCCGTCTTCGAATACAACTTCCCTAACTTCTGTGTCGTCGGATAAAGTCCACGCTCGTTTAAAACTTCTGCTTGCCACTCCCTTGTGGATAAACGTCCTGTCCGACTCTGTATCTTCTTTTTGTCCTTCGACAAAAAGTTTTCCATACTCCGTGAAAACATTGACTTCTTCCCTCTTAAATCCTGCCAATGCAATCTCTAAATGAGATTCAACGTTATTTATTTGAACTAAGTTGTATGGAGGGTAATTTGATGTAGTTTCATGAAAATTAAATAGACGATCAAAGTACTCATCCATTCCAATACTGTGCTTATTGATCCTCTCCATCAAAGCAGGAAGATCCGATGCAGTATATCTAGTGATACTGTTCATTATGGTAGCTCCTTAAATAAGCGAGTTTGTGTTGTGTGGACCCTTACGGCATCCATTACTAATTATACAAGAAAGCATTAAAAAGGGGGTGTGGTTAACCCCCCAATATAGTAGCGTATATTCCGTATGTAGCGTGTCGCGCACGAAAGGCGACACACTATTTATACATTCTCTTCAGTTTTACCTTTCTTACCAATGTTATATTTCGTCTCAAGAATCCAATCACCTTTGTCCTTATAAGAAAGAACTTTGATTTGATTCAATGGAGCAATATCTGCAATGGACTCTTGATTGACAACTGAGATGAGTCCCCAGTCAGCAAGCAGTCTTGTAATCCGATTTCTGCGCTGAACGTCATTCACAGTCAAGTTTGCGTGCTTACCATCAAGGGCAAACAACTCCTTGAAGTGAACAAGATAATAGCGTCCTTGTTTGTGAAGAATGTGGCAACTCTGATAGAGTTTTTTCTCCTTCCTGGAAGCAACTCCGATTCGGGTAAGTGTCTCACGCACCTTCAGAAAGTCATCTGGTTCGTTCAAAAGAACTTCAACCATCATATCGGGAGACCAGTTTACTTGTGGTTCAATAGTTTGCGTTGTCATTTTTTTCCGCCAGTTTCAAGTCGTTGTTTAATAAAATTAATCTGTTCTTTTGATAAAATTTTCAGTGCTTGAGATGCTTTTTCGTTACTATAACCATAGTATTTTTTAACACACTCTAAGTCTGTTATCTTATCCTTACGGATCCAGGGAGAGAACCTCTTCTTTTTCCTTAGACTATTTAGATAAAATGAATATTGCATATCTTTATCTAAGAAATGATACTTATTCATTTCATTAGCAAACATTACACAATCAAGATGTCCTGATAGACAACGATTCACGATGTATGGTGGATATTCTTTTGTATGTTCAATTAGATCTTCTTTACTAAAGTTAATTGAATTTAACCAATCTTTGAGTTCCATTATCTAATAATTTGAATGTCATTGTCTTCTGTCCAGAGTTCAACCCGAGTTCTGAACCTACCTTCCTCTTTCAATTTTTCATATCTCTTTGATGCCTTTTTCTTCCACCAAGCAATGATGTTCTCTAGATGAAATTTATCCCAGTTAGGACCACGAAGTAGTTCATCTTGTTCACCAAGAATAACCTCACGAACATTGGAATATCCATAATCTGAGATATAGAATCTTTTCTTCTGAGTGAGAGTAAATGCAGTATTAATGACTTCATTAAAATCTTCAAGTTTCTTCTGATCCTTAAGGGAATTTCTTATAATTGAAATCATTTTTGTTTGTCTCTTCATTTTCTTTGAAGATGCTTTGTTGTCAGTTAGTGGCGTATTATTATTCAACAAAGTAAATCGATCATGAAGTTTGTGAAATGCATCATCATGAAGCAATGGAAGAAACTTACTTTCGGTCAAACCTTTATATCTGATGAATGGTTTAAGTCCATCATATTGGGATGCATCTGTAGTAGATCCATATAGAGATGTAGTTTCAAAAAGAGCAATATCTTTCTCGAAAACACTATTAAGAGTTTCACGGGCATAGTGAGAGCAACAAAGAAGTGCTAGAAGTTTTCCACCAAGATAATTGTATCCAAATGGTTGTGATGGAACAATTACAAATCCCATTGCAGCATGACGATTGAATATCGAAAGATTTGGTGCCTTACCCAACCAAAGATTTCTTGGTTTCGAATTAATTACAGGAGAACCAAAACGAATAAATCCAAGAATCTTTTGAGTTCTCTTTTCAAAAATCATCCAACGAAGTTCCCTTCCAGGAATATTCTTTTCATTATTGTGAGAAGATACTGCATTAAGTAAATTATTATAGTAACCCTGTGGTAGTGATTGTTGAAATCTATCTCCAACAAACCTAATATCAAAGTCCATCTCATCAGGATGAATATCTTCATTAAAGAATTCATCTTGAAGTGGTGCAAGAGTATTGGTGTTCTTAACGACTTCTTTCTTCACAAAACGCAAATAGTCTTCAATATTTCCCATTTGAGAGAAGTACTTTATAAACTCATCTGCTGCCCACTGAGCGTCTTGTTCAGAAATTATCATTCAAACTCCCTCGTACTGTTTTTGTAAGGAACCACTGGAATTTGATGTGGAACTTCGCAGGTTACCCGAATATCAGCACCGTTGGTTGCTTCTGCCATCTTACGATAACCGAGACCAACGTAGATTTGACCGCCAACCACAGCAACTGCCATAGCACCCCAGAAGATGTAGTACCACTTAGATTTTACTTGATGATTATTCATTTGAATTCACACTCCACCATAATCTCAGTTAAACAAGCAAGAGTATTAATCTCTTGATCTGCTACGAATGCCGACTGATACTGATACTTAGCAAGCACAAGAACAGCAGCAGGAATACTATTGTTTTCAAGGGATGTATAGAGAGCATCGTAAATACGACGCATAAGTACAGTAGTATCATTATCCAAGTTAGATACCACCCACTTTCGAACTTCGGGAAAGTTTTTCTCTTTAAGATTTTTAATGAGATCATTTACTGATACATCACAGAACGTTGCAAGAATGCCAGAGTCAATCTTACCACTTACAGAGTAACGTTGACACTCATTTAGAACACGACGCCAATCAGGAAAATGTTTGTTAATTAATTCTACTAGAACTTTATTATCATATTCAACACTTTCCGAATCCAAGATTTCTTGAAGTCGTTTGAAGAATCCTGCTGCGAGTAATTGCTTTTGCTTTCCGTTGGTGGAGAAGTCAACACACGCGCATCTGCTGTGAAGAGGTTCAATGATTTTATTCTTGTAGTTGCAGGTAAAGATGAATCTGCAATTGTTAGCAAATTCCTCAATAGACGCCCGTAGTAAGAGTTGTACGTCGTTTGTGGTGTTATCTGCCTCATCAATGATGATGACTTTGTGTTTAGCAGTTGACGAAAGTGATACGGTCGAAGCGAAGTTTTTCGCATTGTTTCTGACAGTATCAAGGAATCGACCTTCGTCGGATCCATTGATGACATAATAATCTGCTCCAAGTTGTTCACATAATGCTTTTGCGACGGTGGTCTTACCAATTCCTGGAGGACCAGAAAGCAACATGTTTGGAATTTCACCTTTATTTAGAAACTCCTGAAACATGCTTTTGGTTGTTTCGGGCAGAATGCAATCTTCAATTGTTTTTGGGCGATACTTTTCAACCCAAATAAAGTTACTCATAATCAAATCCAATCAGGTTTTCGTTCAGGAATACGAATGTAATTATCCTTCACCCAGGGTTTGGATGCGATATACATCTTATATGCGTCAAATGTAGAAATACTAGTATCAAACTTGTATTCCTCAGGCATTGCTCTAGCAAATGGAGTTGGTTCTTTTCCAGATCTTCCAGCAGGATCTGCCATAGGAAAAATCTTATGGGCATGTGCAAGAGTTGGTAAACAAGAATGAATCTTGCCATAACGATTAGAATACTCTTCACACAGAGCAAGTCCGTGACGAATCAACCAACGCCAATTCAAAACAAATTCACCCGCCCAAACGGTACATGGATGCTTACGGAAGGCACCTTTCTCAGTGCTGTAAGGTGTTCCATCTGCCTTAGGAAGAGTTCCAAACCCACGACCCCATTTGTCAGATGCCACAATAGAAAGCATCTGACAGCACTCTAGAGGCATCTTAACAATGTGTTTGTCAGGAAGAACCCTGGCACAAACAACGGGATCGGGATCAGTTACAAAGATGTTCATCCGAAAGTCGAATCAGGTTCCAGAGCAATATAATAGGTCACATCGAACCCAGTGTTCCTAAATCGTGACAAAAGTTTTTGTGAGATGACGACTTCATAACTTCCAGGAATGATGCGAATGTTCTCTACCTTGAAATTAAAGGAGAACACTTCGTCAGTCTCACCAACAACAATGGAAAAGTCATCGGAAGTATCATTCTTCTTGTCACGAACCACAAGTTTTACAACACCTGCTTCACCAACAACCGACAAATCGGGAAGTTGATAAACTGCTGCGGCCTTGAGCAACTTATCCAATTCCTTGGTATCCAAGATAAAGCAAACATCTTCGGTGGGAAGTTGAATGGACTTATCTGGAGGAGTTACGATAACATTAGGATCTGCAAAAGAATACTTTGAACGACTTTTTCCTTCCTTGATTACAACATAACCATCATTCTTGAAGTCAAGTTCAGCATTCTGATGCAAATTCAAACCATTAAGAAAACGATTCAAATCATAGATGCCAAAGTCTTTGGGAATATCTTCATCGATAGTTGCTTCTGCGAGAATGTTCTTCATTACAGAAATAGTGCGAAGATTCTTGCCTTCCTTAAAAAGAATAGACTGATTGATGGAGGAGAAGTTCTTCAGAAGGGTCAGGGTTTTGTCAGAGAATTTCATAGTTTTGTCCTGAATTTTCATTGATTGTAGGTTTCACGAACGGCATTTTTATCGTTATAGTTCAGAAGAAGAACTGCATAGTGCAGAATCTTCATAATATCACGGCGGGCACTTCCTTTCTTATCATAACGGGAAGCATACTTGAGAATATTACTGCGACAGAATGCCTCACCATCGCCACATGCTTCAATCAAGTCAAGTGTTTGAATCTTTTGATCACCCGCAGAATAGTGTTGAGTATAAGTTCCTCGAATATATTCAAGAAGTTCTTTTACAATTTCTTCCTCGTTATATTTCCAAGGAGTAGCAGGAGATTCAGGAATCATATTTGGCATAGTAATGTTAAATGTTGAATCACTCATAGGGGAAGGCATATTTTTACCTCCCCCAATTATATCAGTTTGTTTGCTCTTCGTCAACTGGCATAACGAAATCAGCATCGACTTTATCATAAAGTTCCATGAATGCTTGCTTAGTCTCATCATCAAAACGATTTACACAAACTTGAATTGCTTTTGCTTTATCATTGAAGATGGAATATGCTCGAATGATGTGAACCAAGCGGCGGGTGCTGATGATTTCCTCAATACCACCATCGTAGAAAGTTTTACGAATAATGTCCGCCCAATCAACCAATCGCTTGCAGAAGTCTTTATCAAGACATCCAAGAGTATCTGCAACGTTACTGATGATCTTTATCTCGCTAGCAGTTGCTGGATAAGACTGCTCGAAAGTCACAGGAAAACGCTCCAAGAATGCTTCGTTGAGAACGTTAGTGCCGATGAAGCGTCCATCATCAGAACCTTTACCCTTGGTGTTAGCAGTGGCAATCACATTGAAACCAGCAGCAGGTTTGACCCAGCGACCGATCTTCTTCAAGAAGACACCCTTACCCTCTAGAATTGATTGAAGGCAGAGAATCTTGTTTGATGCCAAGTCGATTTCGTCCAGAAGCAACACTGCTCCTCGTTCCAATGCTTCGATGACAGGACCGTTGTGCCATGCAGTGTTTCCATCAACAAGTCTAAATCCACCGATAAGATCATCTTCATCAGTTTCAATCGTAATATTTACACGAATCAATTCGCGTTTCAGTTGAGCACATGCTTGTTCCACCGAAAACGTTTTACCATTACCCGACAGACCCGTAATAAACGTTGGATAGAATAGACGGGACTCAATAATTTTTTTAATATCAACAAAGTTACCAAACTTGACGAAGGTATCATCTTTTTC